GAACGAAAAACTTTTCTTGAAGCTGAAACAAGCGTACTCACACCTTGGGTTGGCTGAATCTATTCTCCAGGCACACGCCGACGTTCTGGCCGGACTCGGGGTCGTTACTGATGAGAATATGGACGGGATTGTCTCCAACCAGAAGGCCTATCTCGAAGGATTGCAGAAGTACAATGACTCCCGCGTGAGCGATGCTGTACGGAAGGCCGGCGAGAAGGCTCTGAAAGATGCAGAGGAGAAGGCCAGAAAGGAGGCGGAGGAGGCCGCACGGAAAGCCCGGGAGGAGGCTGAAAAGACCATTCCCGATTCCGTGAAGGCGATGCTCGACTCCCTCAAGGCTGAACGCCTCGCGGAGAAGGAGCAGGCCGAGAAAGCGCAGAAGGAGGCCGAGGAGGCCCGCAAGGCGCAGGAAGAGGCCTGGAACAAGAAACTCGGTGACATGCAGAGTGTCCTGGACGGGTTCCGCAAGGAGAACGAGGACATGAAGAAGGCCGAGGCCACCCGTCAGAGAAAGGCCTCAATCGAGGCGAAGGCGAAAGAATTGGGAATCCCCCAGTACAGAATCGATGAAGGCTTTGTGATCGCGGACGATGCGGATGAGGCGGCCATTGGCAACTACCTTTCCAACGTCGCGAAGAACATCAAGACCGCGACCCTTCCCGGAAGGATGTCTACGGTTCTTGCCGGACAGGAGGCTGGTAAGGAGGAGGTCGATTCCATCGCCGATTCGTTAGTCAAGCAACTCTAACAACAACAATCCAACTATGGCGAAACTGAACCTGTCTGCCAACAACAAGAAGCAGATCGTTTTCCCGAAGGATGGTATCATCATCCAGAAGTTCATCGCTGGCATCAAGGGCGGTCGCACCCTCGTGGTGGAGGGCTACCCTGTCACCGTGATATTCTCCGGTACGCCCGTCATCACCGACGGTGCGGGAACCTACAAGCCGATGCCCCTGGTTGCGAAAGGCACCACCGATGCCGACGGCAACCCGGAGTACGAACTCGGCACCCTTCCCCAGGGCTACGCCTATGCGGGCATCCTGTACAAGTCTATCCTTGCCAGCAAGCCCGCGGCGAGCATCATGACCATCGGTCAGGTCAACGAGGCGGCTCTCTACTACCCCATCACGAGTATCAAGAGCGCGTTCCTCACGGCCTGCCCCCACATCGAGTTCATCAATGACGAGGAGGCCTAATAATTGGAAAAATCCATCTACTTTGAGTATGCGGAGAAGTTTTTCCCGCAGCTCGTCCTTTCCGTGGTGGAGAAGCTCAACGACTCTTCCCGCCCGCTGACCTATCTGTACCGCGACCTCCTGACCCGGCAGTTCTCTGCCGACGGCAAGTGGGCCTCCATCCTTGCGCACTACACGCAGGTGGCTGCCGACGTGGTCGCCCTCGACTCCGAGCTCCCGCTGAAGGCTCGTGACACCGTGGAACACATCAACGGCGAGATCCCCAAGCTGGGCCTCAAGCGCTACCTGACCGAGAAGGACATCAAGGACATCAACAACATGATCGCCCAGGGTCAGCCGGTCAACCGCGTCGTCCAGCGCATCTTCCAGGACCTTCCGTGGGCCATCCAGGCCGTGTACGAGCGCATTGAGGACATCTTCCTCTCCGAGCTCTCCACCGGCGTGGGCCTCTCCACCCGTTCCAACGGCACCGGCGTCCGCATCGACGTGGGCTACAAGACCGAGAATCAGTTCGCTGCGAAGGTCGCCGCCTGGGCCACCAACCCCACCACCGCGACCCCGATCGAGGACATCCAGCAGGTCTTTGACAAGGCCGAGGAAGATGGCAACACCATCACCGACGTGTACCTGGACGACTTCGCCCTCCGTGCCCTCTACAAGTGCGACGAGATCAAGCAGAAGTACGCGTTCATCGTGGACTTCGTCGGCGCCACCATTCCCGCCCTGAACTACGAGAAGCTCGCCGCTGTGTTCAACGACGAGTGGAACGTGGAAATCCACCGCGTGCGCCGCAAGATTCGCACGGAACTGAACGGCGTCCGCGCTTCCCACTCCCCGTGGGCCGAAGGCCGCCTCGTGTTCGTGTGCGACGCCCGTGTCGGCGACCTCGTCTGGACCGACTGCGTGGAGATGAGCCGCCCCGTCGCCGGTGTGGTCTACCAGACCGCCGACGAGTTCATCCTCGCCTCCCGCTACTCCAAGAACGACCCGTTCCGCGAGATCACGTCCTCCCAGGCGATGGTGGTCCCGATCCTCAACAATGTGGACCGCATCTACACTCTTGACCCGAAAACCGTCTCCGCGTAATGAAGGTCAAGGTCTTACTCCCCTTCCGTGACAAGGACTGTTTCACCCGGCTTTTCTCGCCGGGTGAGACCCTTGATTTCGAGGAGGAGAGAGCGAATCACATCGTGGAACTCGGCCTGGCCGAGCCGGCGGAGGAACCCCAGGAGGCACCCAAGCCCGATGAGGCTCCGAAGAAGAAACCGAGAAAGAAGAAAGCCGAATGACCGTCAGGGAGTACATAGCCTCCGTTCTTCCGGGTCTGACGATACCTGACGCGTTCCTTGCGGACATGGGTGTCGATCTGGAAACCGACTATGACAACTCCATGTTCTTGACCGTGGGGCAGGGCCTCTGCTCCGTGCTGGGTGGAATCATCCTTGCTCCGCGGGTCAAGTCGGTCAATGAAAACGGCTTCTCTATGAGCTGGGACACCGACCTTCTGGGGAAATACTACCTGTGGCTCTGCAAGAGGTACGGGATTACCCCAGACCCGGATGTTGTGGCTCTGCTTGGGGTCAACGCCGTGATTGACATCACCGACACCTGGTGATCTATTCCCCTCATACCCTCTACGTCCAGAGAAAGACCGAGACGAGGGACGCCTACAACAGGGTGTCCGGGGTCAAGGAGGAATGGGTGCTTGTGGGACCCTGCCGGTGCGACGACAACGCCGACAGGATCGTCTCCACGGAGAACTCGCTGGAGTATGTGCCCAAATACCACATCGTCTGCCCCCGGACCACGATGGTGCGGAACGGCGACAGGGTGAGGGTGCTGAACGCCGACGGGTCCTTGAGAGGAGAGGGAAAGGCCGACCGGGTGAGGGTGCTTAACTACCTCGACTATGCCGACTTCTATGCCTGATTTTGATGCCGCCGTCTCAGCATTCCTCAAGGAGGGAATGGACGAGGTGAAAGCAAGAATGAAGGCGGCCGGGGAGCAGGCGGTCGAGTACAACAAGGAAC